TGTTGATTTGTTAAAAGGTTCAAATGGTGTGAAAGAAGTAATTGTTAAATTAGCTTATTCGATAGGTGTTGCTGAGCCGGTTATGGCCACAGCGCTTATTACTGATAACGAAGGTGGTTTTTATCCTATGGGGATAAACGGTTACGATCTAACTCCAAAAGGAATTATTAAGTTTTTAGATCTAAAAACACCAATATTTGAAAAGACTGCCGAATGGGGTCATTTTGGTAATAAATTTAACTGGGATAAATAAATAATATGGCTAGAAAGGATCTGATTCCTTTTAATAGACTAACAGAAGAGGAACAGAAGAAATTAGCGAGAAAAGGAGGTCTAGCGAGTGGAGAGGCTCGAAGAAAAAAAAGAGACCTAAAAGAGAAACTAGCAACGGCCTTAGAATATATAACATCCGAAAAAATTAAACAGGAGCCGGATAAAAAACTCAAACGCGTTATAAAAAATATAGGCTACGATGTGTATGTTCTTTTAAGAGAAATAGAAGGCGGAAATCTCCAGGCGATAGATAGAGCTTGGGATAGATTATATGGTAAGCCCCTTCAAATTTCCGAAGACAGAACACCGCAAGAAATAAAAACGATAGAATTGAGAGTAATAAACCAAAAAAATGAATCTGAGATTAACAACAACCTGGGTAATGGAGAAGAATCTAAACAGTCAAGCCAGGATAACAATTAACGAGGGCAGCTCAAGGTCTGGAAAGACCTATAATTTAATGATGATGTTCGTTGTTAAAATGTTACAAGAGAAGTGTTTAATAACGATAGTTAGAAAAACATTACCATCAATTAAAGCCACGGCTTACAGAGACTTTCTAGATATACTTGATAAAGCTGGCTTATATAATCCCAATAATCATAATAAAACAGAATTAAATTATAAACTAGGACAAAGCGAAATAGAGTTTATATCAGTTGATGATTTTAATAAAATAAAAGGACGCAAGAGAGACTATCTATTCTGCAATGAAGCCAATGAATTAAATAAAGACGAGTTCACGCAGTTAGCTCTTAGAACAACTAAACAAATTTTTCTGGATTATAATCCCAGTCATTCTGCCTTTCACTGGATTGAAACTGATATTAAAACAAGAGAAGATGTTTTATTGATCCACTCAACCTATAAAGATAATCCGTTTCTCGAAGATGAAGTTGTTAGAGAAATAGAGAGACTAAAAAACACAGATGAAAATCTTTGGAGAATATACGGCCTTGGTTTAATGGGTATATCAAAAGCAAGAGTTTATTCTGATTGGGAGTTAGTAGATGAGATGCCAGAAAATTATCACAATAAGTTTTATGGTTTAGATTTTGGATTTAATCACCCAAACGCTTTAACCGAAGTAAGAGAACAAGATGATGAGTTCTATTTAGATGAAAAGATTTATCTATCCGGCCAAACCATTGAGAAACTAATAGCTAAAATGGATGAGCTAAAAATAGATAAAAGGGCGACAATATGGGCTGACTCTGCTTATCCTGCTTATATAAAACAAATTAGAGACGCTGGATATAACTGCCAACCAGCTGATAAAGGTAAGAACAGTGTTAAACAGGGAATTGATTTAATAAAGAGCAAAAAGATTTATCTAACAAAAAGAAGTTTAAACATACAAAAAGAAAACAGGGCTTACAACTATAAAGTTGATGCTAACGGTAATGTTGACGACACAGAGCCAGTAAAATTCAAGGATGATGCTATGGATAGTATTAGATACGCAATCTATTCTGAGAAGAATAAACGTTTTATTGGTATAATTTAAAACTATGCAAGAAAAGTTTAAAAATGCAACATCAAACTGGGAAAGGAAACTGCTAGCTATAATAGAAGATGAAAGAAGGAGTATTAGTTTTGGTTCAATAAGTATAGAGCTTAAGATAACAAACGAAAAAGTAGTATTAGTAGAGCTAAGAGGAACAACCAAGACTTATAAAATGGATTAGGGGTTGTATTTTTTTTAAAAGTATGATATAATAATAGGAGAGATTTAAAAATAGACATTACTCGTTTTATAAAACAATTAAAAGCGAGCTGTTCCGGATTATCGGATGGCTCGTTTTTTTAATAAGTATGGCAATATTTGATTGGAAAAAGAAAGGATTGCAGGCTGGCTCAGAGAGCAGCGCTATAGATATGTTATTTCATAAAACTCTAAAGGGTGACATATCTTTTGGTCGTGGAAGAGCTCTAGACTATTATGAGAAATCTGTTTATATTAATAAAGCAATTGAGAAGAGAGCTGATAAGGTTGCTGAAGTCGAGTTTTACTTAAAGGATAAGAAAGGCGAGAAAATAAATGACCACGAGATACTTGACTTATTAGCTAAACCAAACAACTTCCAAACAAGAGAGCAATTTTTCTCGTTATGGAATAAATATTATGATATCTATGGAGAGGTTTTTGTTTTAATCTTAAAAGACCAAGAGTTCTTAGGTAAAAAGAAATTTGAACTAAGGTTGCTAGAACCAAAAGACTGTGAACCGGAATTTGATGTGAACTGGCAGTTAACAGGTATTAAGTATAAAGGACAGCCAGCGAAGTATAGCTCAAACGAAATTATCTACGACTATAGACCAAACCCAGCTAATCAATTTAGGGGTATTTCTTTACTTCGCGCTGGCGCTTACACAATCGAGACGAACATAGAATTAGATAGGCTAAACTATAACCTTGTAAAAGCCGGAGGTAAAGTTGAAGGTATAATCAATTTTAAAGGTGAGCAAGTATCACCAAGTCAGCTGATTGAGTTTAAGACAAAATATAAAGAACAACTCCAAGAAATGTCTGAGAATGGAAACGTTGTTTTTATGGGTGGAGATGCTGTTTATCAAAGAGTTAATTTAACACCAGAAGAATTAGGATATATCGGAACTAAAAAGATGAGCTTAAATGATATCTGTATTTTAACAGATGTCCCAAAGGTTCTGCTTAATTCTGTTGATGATGTTAAATACGATAATGCAGACGCTTCAATTAGGATGTTCTTAAACGAGACAATTATTCCGTTAATTAGGCAAAAAGTTAATAAGCTTAACGAGAAGACAGAACTTGTTCCTGATGAATATGAATTATGTTTTGTTGACCCAACACCAGAAGACACAGATAAACTTTTAAAGATAAATGAAAGTGGTTCAAAAAACTATTATCTAACACCGAATGAAATGAGAGCTAATGTTGGTTATGAGCCAATAGAAGGAGGAGATGATATCCTTGTTCCGTTTAATATGACACCTACATCTTATGACAAAGGTTTAAAAAAAAAATCGTTTGAACACCCATTGAAAGATTATAGTAATAGGAGAAAGTATTTTGAAAAAAGAATAATTATCCAAGACAGATTAGAAAGCAATTTTATTAAAGCTCTTAGGAAATACTTTAAAGGACAGCAGGAAAGAGTTTTAAGTGGCATTGGTAAGTCATTAAAGAAAGACTTAATTGATAGCTCATTCAACTTTAAAAATGAAGTTAGTATCGGAATTGAAATGCTAACACCACTTCTTAGAGAGTATATGGAGCAAGCAGGGAAAGAAGCTAAAGAAATGGTTGGTAGTGAATATAGATTTATTTGGACACAGGAGATTGAGCAATCACTTAATAAGAGAGCTGAGTTTTTTGTTAATAGTATCAACGAGACAAGTTTTAATAAGTTAAAAAACGAATTCAAAACAAGCTTAGAGCTTGGAGAGTCAAGGCAAGAATTAATTGACAGAGTTGAAAACGTTTACGGAGACATAAGTAAGGGAAGAGCTAAAGTTATTGCTAGGACAGAAGTTCACAGCGCAGTTAATGATGGAACGCTTGAAGGTTATAAGCAAGGAGGATTAGGAATTAAAATATGGGTCGCAGTTATGGATAGTGTCACTAGAGAAGAGCATGCTGATATGGATGGAGAAGAAGTTCCAATTGACCATCCGTTCTCAAACGGAGAAATGTTTCCAAGTTCACCGAATTGCCGTTGTCAAATATAACTAATAATACTTAAATAAATATGAAGACAAAATTCTACAAACTACATAACCAATCGTTAGCAAGACATAAGGTTGCTAACTATAAAGAGTTATGGGAGAAACTAGAGGCTAAAGGCTATAAAGGTTTAGAGATACAAGTTGAGACTGTGTTTACTAAATCAGAAAAAGATAATGTATTTCACGCTGTGTTCTCTACAGATAGTGTTGATAGACACGGTGAGGTAGTAGTTCAAAACTGGGAGTTGAAAAACTTCAAGAAAAACCCTGTATACTTAGATAGCCACAACTATAATAGCATTGAACATATTATTGGCAAAGTTAATAAGGTTAGAGTTGCTGATAATAAATTAGAAGGAGATATTGAATTTGCGATGTCAAACCCGAAAGGTGTTATGGCTAGTGAAATGGCAAGAGGTGGTTTTTTAAATGCTTCAAGTGTTGGATTTATTCCAAAAGAATTTGATGATAAACGGGAAAAGATTTTAAAAAGTGAATTGCTTGAGATTAGCGCAGTCTCAGTTCCAGCTAATCCAGAAGCTACTTATGATAAAAAACAATATGAAACAAAAGACAATTCAGGAGAAGATATTAGAGTTGACGAGACCGGAGAAAAGCAAGACGAAATTAGTAATAGTAAAGAAGAACAGCAAGAAGATATTAAAGAAGAAATAGCTGACGAGGTCGTTGAAGTTAAATCTAGTCCTGTAAAAATAGTTTCTAAAGCTATCAAGCAGGAGTATGATATTAAAAGCAAAGCTTTAGGCAGGATTTTATCTGCAATTGAGCGTATCAGCCAAGAAACTAAAGGTCGACAAACTCCTGAAGAGGAGAAGGCTGATATAAATGCTAAAATTAATAAAGCAGTTAAGAAATTGCTTAAACTAAAGAAATAAAACTATGAAAGATTTATTGAAAAAAATCAAGTCTCTAGTAGCTAAAGGTTTCGCTACTAAGTCTGAGAAAGAAGCTATCAAGAAAGAACTTGAAGCTTTAGATGAAACCGAACAAGAAGTCTTAGAGGACAAAGTCGCCGAAGTTGACGCTTTACCTGAAGAGGAAGAAGCTGGCGATGAGGTAGAGAAAATGCTGAAATCTCTTATTAAGAATTCAACAGCCACAACCAAGTCTGAAATCTTATCTGAATTAAAGAGCGAGATTAAAGAATGGATGGACGGCCAAAAAGAATTAATGGAGAAGAAAGCTGGTATCTATGCTAAGGAAGTTAAGGATGAGCGTAAAATGGCTAACGCCAAGTTTAAAGCTACCTGTCTTGCTTTAGTCTCTAAGGATGAGAGTAAGATGAAAGAAATGTCTACCGACGCTACTGGAACTCCTTACGCTGGCTATACTGTTGACAGTGAATTAAGTGCTGAAATTCGCCACTTAATTACTCAATATGGTGTTGCTCGTAGAGAAATGTCCACAATTCAGTTGACCAAGAATGAGTATAAAGCTAATAGCTTAATCACTGAGCCAACTCTTTTCTGGGTTGATGAAGGCGCAGTTATTGGCTCTACTCAAGTTGTATTAGGTCAAGAAAGCTTGAAGCTAAAGAAACTTGGTGCTATTGTTGCTTTAACTTCTGAATTAATTGACGATGCTGAAGTTGATTTGTTCGCTTTTGTTGCCGGTCGTTTAGCTGAAGGTTTTGCCAAAGCTGAAGACTTAGCTTTCTTCACCGGTGCCGGTGATGATGATACAACTAATGGTGAATTCACTGGTTTACTTAACAACACTGATATCAATGAATATGCTATGAAAGCATCTTCTATTGAAAGCATCACTGTTGAAGATTTAAACTCAGTTGTTGATGAAACTCCAAGTGGAGCTTTAGGTGGTGCTAAGTGGTATTTACACAGAAGTATGAAGTCTATTTTACGGACTTTGAAAGATGGTGAAGAGAGATATATCTATCAACCTTTGTCTCCTTCTGGTTTTGAAAATATCCTTGGCTATCCTGTTGTTGAGGTTGAAGTTTTCCCAACAAGAACCGACGATGCTGAAGAAACACCATTTATGTTATTTGGTGATTTGAAGAAAGCTTGTATCTTAGGATATAAAGGTGGTATTGAGGCTGATATGTTTGAAGCTGGCTCTGTTCGCAATGTTGCTGGCAACGCCGACATCAACTTAATCACCACTGACCGCAAAGCTATCCGTTGGATTGAAAGAGTTGGTTATATTACTATTCTTCCAGGTGCTGTGACCCGTTTATTGACTGGTTCCATCTCTGAATAGTTTTTTAGGGGCTGGCTAGGGCAACTTAGCCGCTCCTATAAAGATTATTAAGAAAAAACTATGTATCCATACATCTATAGAAATATAAAGACAGGTGAAAAGAAATACTCACATAAAGAGTTAAAAGATGAAGACTTGGAATTAATCTTTAGCGTAAAGAAGGTAGTAATTGATAAACCAATATCTACAAAATCTAAAAAGAAATAAGATGAATAAGCAATACACCACAAAAGAAAACATTGAGCAATATCTAGGTGAAAAAATCACCGACAATATTGATTTGTATATTTTATCAGCTCAAGAATATATTGATAAATACTGTGGTAGAAACTTCAAGGAATCTAATGAGAAAGAGACTAGATACTATAATGGCAGTGGAAATAACGAACTTATCATAGACGCGGCTACAGAGATTGACTCAGTGTTCATATCTTACGACCTAGGTGATTCTTTCACTGAAGTTGATAGTTATATCACTGAACCGCTAAACGAAGCGCCTATAGTCAAAATAACGCTTAGGAACAATCGTTTTCCGAACACTAAAATGTCAGTTAAGGTTGTTGGTAAGTTTGGTTGGTCTGAGTGCGTTCCGAAGGACATAACTTACTGCGCTACATTTCTAGCTTCAATGATGTTGAAAGGACACTCAGTTGAAGAAATATCAAGCGAAAGAATTGGTGATTACTGGGTTAATTATAGAGATGTTGAAAATAAGAATGGAAGCATTAAATCAATTTTAGATAAATATAAGAAATTGTTCTAGCATGATTAACAATAGATA